CAGGACCATAAAGGCAGTGTTGCAGGTAAGACAGAACAAAGGCTAGAAATTAGACAAGATGGTAAGACTAATACTTTGACCACCGTTCAGAAAGATAATGTTGTTGTTACACCACCAACCTACCGCAAATTAACACCAATGGAATGTGAGCGTTTACAAACTGTTCCTGATAACTACACAGAAGGCGTATCAAACACACAGCGTTATAAGATGCTTGGCAATGGTTGGACTGTAGATGTAATTTCGCATATACTTGGTGGTATAAAATGAAACGAGTAATTGAACGTAAGAAAGAGAAGAGGCATATTATTGAATCAATGATAGTAAGTCACTTTAGCGAGTACCCTGAATCAGAGAAGGCAATCATCGAGATAAGAGAAGACAAAGACTCACGCTCAACTAAGCAGAACGCCTTGTACTGGGAGTGGATTGGCATAATGACCGAAACAGGCTATACTAAAGACGAAATTCACGTTATTATGAGAGACATGTTCCTTGGATATAATGAGATAACTAAGAAGGATGGCGTTGTTAAAGAGCTAAAGAGTACAACCAAACTAAAGGTGGGCGAGATGAAGGATTACCTTGAGCAGATTGACATATTTGCAGCAGGCCTAAACATCACTTTACCTAGACCAGAAGACTTGTATTATGAAAGCATGGGAATTAAGACATGACTAACAGAGAAATTGAAGAACTAGAGTTAGAGATGCAACTACTAGAGAGCCTAAAGAAAAGCATGTCAAAGGATGAGTTTTGTGCAATGTACTACATGGCATTAAGTCTTATCTCAGACCAGATAGGAATAGACATAGTTAAGGTTCATAACGAACTAATAATAGACCAGATAAACGGAACACTAGAACTAATACCAGAATCAGGACAGAGGGCGCACTAATGAATGATTTACCTATACTGATAGGCGAAGGATTAAGCGACAATCAGCTCAAGTTCATTAATACTTATGCTGTTAATTATTGTAACATTAGCCAAGCCTGTATCAAAGCAGACATATCAAGACAAACCTTTTACAGATGGCAAGCTGATAGTGACAAGTTTGCACAAGCGTTAGACCAAGCCAAAGAAGGCTTAAAGGATAGGGTAGAGAGCGAGATACATAAACACATCTTTGAAGACAGAAACCCAGTAGTATTAAACAAGTTTGCACCAAGCATATTAAAAGACAGAGGTTATGCTGAAGCTAAGGACATTAACCTATCTGGCGGTCTTAACAATGACAACGAAGTAGTAGTTACTATTGTGGATGGTGGCGAAGTAGCCGACTATGAAAGTTGATGTAAAAATCACAAAGAAGTTCGAGCCTTTCATGGAACAACATCGTTACAAGATTGCGTATGGTGGGCGTGGTAGTGGCAAGTCATGGACCATAGCTCAACTACTTGTACTCGCAGCATGGAAGAACCCAGTAAGAATACTATGTGCTAGAGAGATACAGCGCTCAATACAAGACTCAGTGTTACAACTACTAGGTGATACGATTGAACGTATGGGCCTTAATGAATACTTTGATGTACAACGCACTCAGATACTAGGCACTAATGGCAGCAGGTTCTTATTCGAGGGAATGAGGTCCAACATCACTAAGATTAAATCAATGGAAGGCCTAGACATTGTATGGTGTGAGGAAGCAGAAAGCATAACATACACATCATGGGAAACTCTGATACCTACTGTTCGTAAAGAAGGCAGTGAAATCTGGTGTTCATTCAATCCTAATGACGAGATGGATGATACCTATGTGCGCTATGTAGAGAACCCACCAGATGATTCATACTGTGTGAAGGTCAACTACAATGACAACCCTTGGTTTCCTAAAGAGCTAGAGCTAGAGCGCGTCCATCTAAAGAAGAAGAACCTAGACTTATACAATCATGTCTGGGAAGGAGAGGTCTTGTCTAATAGAGATGGTGCTTACTTTGCTAAGTTCATTGATGACTCACAAGTGTTAGACTTCCCTATTGAACCAGGCATACCAGTTGATACATTCTGGGATTTAGGTATGGCTGACTCTACTGCTATATGGTTCGTTCAACGTATAGGCACAGAGGTTAGAGTAGTTCACTCGTATGAGAACCAAGGTGAAGGCCTACAGTTCTATGTCAATTACCTACATGACTGGCGAGCTAAGAACCAGGTTACTATGGGCCAGCACTACGCACCACATGATATTAGTGTGAGAGAGTTAGGCACAGGTGTGTCAAGACTAGAGTCAGCACGTAAGATGGGCATCAACTTCAGGATTGCACCTAAGCTTACTATTGAAGATGGCATACATGCTGTTAGACAGATACTACCTAAGTGTTACTTCGAGAAGACAGGATGCAAGGATGGCCTTATTGCATTGAGACGATACCGCAAAGAGTTTGATGAGAAGAAGGGCGTGTATAAACCACATCCACTACATGATTGGTCATCACACTATGCTGATGCTTTTAGGTACTTTGCTGTAGCTTATAGAGCAGACAGGCCTAAGAGTAAAGTTCAGCCTAAAGCAGACATATCATGGATGCGTTAGATGGTTGGTACATTGCATTTGTTAATGGTAGAGGTCAGAACTTCTGGGATGTTGTTACGACTGAAGAGTTTAGACACTGTTATGCCTTCACATGGGATGGTTACAACTGGATTGTAGTTGACCCATTAGGCCAGAGTCTTGAGATTGAAGTGTTGCCTTTTGGTGATGAGGTTGATTTTCCTGCTAAAATAGTTGAAGATGGACAGAAATTAGTGTATGTTAGGAAGCGCAAGGATAATGGGTTTATTTTTAGAGGACTGATGACTTGCGTAAGTACAATGAAACACTTGTTAGGCATTAGAGCTTGGTGGGTGGTAACACCTAAACAGCTATACAATTATTTAAGGAGTATGAAATGAGTTTTATGTTTAAGAGTAGCACACCTGCTAAGTCACAGTCTCAAATAGATGCTGAGAAGTTACAGGCCAAGAGTCAAAGAGAAGAAACCTATGAGAAGAAGAACAGATTACAAGCTCTGAAGCGCAGAAGGTTCGGTAAACAAACATTATTATCTGGCTCACCTAGTGGACTAGAAGACAAACTAGGAGTATAAGATGGGTTCAATAGCTAAGATATTCAAGAAGCCAGCAGGACAAATGCTAGCAGAAGCTGGTGCAGCAAAGGAAGTTCCTAAAGAGACTGCAACTAAGCGAGTAGAAGCAGTTAAGAAAAGAAATGCTGGTACTGATGCAATCATCGGTAGAACTACAAGAGCTAGGTCAAGAGGTCGTTCATCACTTATATCAGAAGACCGTAGTAAAACACTAGGATAAACATGCCAAAGAATAAGAAGAGCAAAGCCGCAGTAGAGTCTTTTGTTAAGAGGTTCGAGTCTGCAAAGGCGCATCGTGCTACATGGGAATCACACTGGAGAGAGTGCTATGAATACGCATTGCCTCAACGAGAAGTGTTCAACAATGTCCAGCAAGGTGCGAAGAAGAACACACGTATCTATGACTCAACAGCATTGATTGCTACACAGAGATTTGCATCAAGACTACAGTCAACATTGATACCACCATTCAAGAAGTGGGCGAAGTTATCAGCAGGTAGTTCAATACCTAATGAGCAGCAGAACCAAGTGGATGGTGAGCTAGAACAAATGACTAATACTTTGTTCAGTTATCTTAATCAATCTAACTTAGCAACAGAAGCTAATGAAGCTTTCTTAGACCTAGCAGTAGGCACAGGCGCATTGTTGTTAGAAGAAGGTGAGGGTGATAACCTATTGAAGTTCACTGCTGTACCTATCAAGCAACTCATACTAGAGAATGGTCCTCAAGGAACTGTTGAGACAGTATTCAGAGAGCATGGTGTACCAGCACGAGACATACTTCGTATCTGGCCACTAGGCACAGTATCAACACAAGTCAAACGAATCATAGAAGAGAAACCTAATGATTTGATTGCTGTTATTGAAGGCACTATCTACAACGCTAAGAACGATAACTATGAGTATGTGATTATAGAAGAGTCAACAAAGCATGTTGTGTTTGAAGACTACTATGACATTAGCCCTTGGGTTGTATTCAGATGGTCTAAGGTAGCAGGTGAGCGTTATGGTCGTGGTCCTGTTATGGCAGCACTACCAGACATTAAGACAGCTAACGAGGTTGTTAAGTTTGTATTGAACAATGCTGAGAAAGAGATTGCTGGTGTATATACAGCGGTTGATGACGGTGTACTTAATCCTTGGACTGTGAACACAGCACCTGGTTCAGTCATCCCAGTAGCACAGCAAGGCTCATTAGAGCAACTACAATCTGGTGGTAACTTCAATGTATCACAGCTTATTCTTGAAGAGTTAAGAAACAACATTCGTATGGCTTTGTATCATGACCAGTTAGGTCCAGTAGCAGGCCCTACTAAGTCAGCAACAGAGATTAGCATTAGACAACAAGAACTAATGAGTGACATCGGTTCATCGTTTGGTAGATTACAGAAAGAGTTTATCAACAAGGTAATCAAGCGTTCTATTGACATCTTGCAGCGTAATGGACATGTGCCAGACATCAAGGTTGGTAATCAAATCATTGACATTAAAGTTATCTCACCACTTGCTCAACAGCAAGACATGGATGAAGTTAATAAACTAGCACAGTTCGTACAGTTTGCAGGCATGGTGGGCGAAGAGGCATTAACTATAGGCCTAGACCTTGAAGCGTTCCCTGAGCATATTGGTAAGTTACTAGGTGTTGCACCAGAGCTTATCCGCAGCAGAGAGCAACGTGAACAAATGAAGCAAGCACAAGCACAAGAAGCTAAGGCGATGCAGATGGCAGAGATGGCGATGCAGAATCCAGCGTTAGCACAAGAAGCAGCAGAGAACCCAGAAGTAGCAGATGCTGCAATGAGAGGT